TTATCAAAGGTGTCAAAAATGATTTGATTCGAGACATTTTCACTTTGGTCTTTAAGAGTGACATTGAAGTTATAATTCAATGATGTGTTGTTTGGCATCAAACTATTAACAATTTCATTTAAAGAAGTTGGAATAATATTGTTTGCATCACAATACACAAGAGCTGAGGCCATTGAGGCTCCGCTTATTAATAATTGTTTCGGTACTGAGGATTCTTTATAAAAGACGTTGATTAACATATTTGATATTTTCTTATAAATATGTTACAACAAAAAAAAAGTGGTCAAATTTGACCACTTTGAATTATTTTTCGATTACTTCATCGATTTTACTTTCCGATACAGATGTTATTCTCCAATCATATGAGAATGATTCGTATCGTTTTGTAACCTTAGCCTCAACATCGGTTACAGAAAAACCTTTTACTAATTTTTCTTCTCTAATTTTTTTTATTTTTCCTGTACTATCATCAGGAAGTTCATACTGAATTTTTGCTACAAAATATTTTTCGTCCATATAATTATTTTCCTAAATAATGCGTAAGTTTTTTCATTAAGTCAATAGATTTGTCTTTTACATCTGTAGTCTCTCTATTTCTTTTTTCTTCCTCCAAATTTTCTTCATACTTAGTTCTATCTTCAGGATTTGAAAATAGATATGCACCTGGTGTTGAGGGTGATGAAACCAAATCAAAACAAATCAATTCAAAATCATCTTGAACTTCATTTCTTTCTCCGACTTTTTTAAGGGAACCTACTCCACGAGAAGATACTCCCATAGTAACCCCTTGTCTCATTAAATTCGCTGCAATATCTCCTTTAGAAGAAACAATTCCTCTTTCGTGGAAACCTGGAGTTGTGAGTAACTTTAATTTACCCATAAGAATATTCTTATCCCACCAAATATCTGTAATCAAATGAGAAACTCTATCCAAATCAATTAAAGATGATTCCGGATGATTAAGTTCGGATGTAGATAATCCCTTGGATATAAGTTTTTTGTAATTTTCGGCTTCTCTTTTGAGAATTCTTTCAGGGTAAAATCTACCATTCCTATTAGGTGTGTCATACTTTTGTAGAACGGCATAAAACTCGAAAGGGTTTTTATAATCTAATTTGATTGATTCTTGTAAGATTTTTGCATTCAATTCATCTTTCGGTGAAATCCATCCTGCATCCATTTCGATTAAAATTCCATGACCGAGTTCATTTGCCTCTAATATACGTAAGTTTTTCATTAAGTCTTTTGATGATAAATATATTGTTAGTCAGAGTTTATTACTTCTGACTTCTTACTTACTGTGAAATCGAAATAATTGTTGTTGGATATATTATTTTTGTAGATAGTTTTAATAATTGATTTTATCGAGTCTTTAAGTTCTTTCGATTTAAAATCCAAAGGAAATTTAATGAAAAGATTCACCTCTAAGTTGAAAAATGATTTTTTTCCTGTTGAAATTCCACTTGTCCTAAGGTCCAAATCAACTATACTTTGTTCTTGAAAAATTTCTGTGTCGATTGAGTTGAAAACAGAATGTTTTATTTCCCTACTAAGATTACAGACAACCCTGTTCCAATTATCGGTTTCGTCTTTAGGTGTAACCCAAGATTGAATGTTTATGTATAAAGACTTCAAATTTTTGGAATCTACGGTTCCATAGACAGATTTAATTGGTTGAAAAAGTTTCAACTTTACACTCTTGCCTTTCTTCATTAAGTTTCATATTATATAAGTTTATTTTCAATAAAAATACTATATATAATCATTAATGTCAAAAAAATTAGACTTTTTGAGTAAAATCAAAATATTTGTAATATATGTTAATTATCAATTTAAATAACGGTGAAAATTTAGAAAAAGCACTTAAGACTCTCAAATCAAAAGTTATTAAGACAAAACAAAATCAAATTTTGTTTGATAGAAAAGAATATACAAAACCTTCTGTCAAGAGAAGAGCTGAAATCTTAAAAGCAGTTTACATTGAAAAAAAGAGTAAATCTTAAAGTGAGTTTTCCAAATCTTTAAGTTTCAAAAAACTCATTTGGTCAAATTTTTCTCCCTTAAGTTTCACAATAGTTTCAGTGATTCTTTCTTTAACCTCACTTTCATTTTCTTGCTCTAAAATATTTTGTAACTTTCCTATTGTTTTATCTTTAAGTTCTTCGAACTTATTTTTTAGAGAATCTTGGTCTTCAGATATAATTTGAAAAAATTCTTTTTTGGAACTTTCATCCATGTTCTCAATATAGTTCATAAGAGTTTTGTTGGCAATTTTTACCATTGATGAAACAGGGATATTAATACTTTCTTTAATTTGATTTTTTGGTTTTGTTAAAACTGAAAGTATATTTTTCTTTGCATCAATTCTATCTTTGATATTGATGTTTTTCGAATAAACTAAAGTATCGATATTGGAATATAAATTATCTATAGATTCCTGTAATGACTTTGGCATTTTAATTGACGGTAAAATTCTCTGTAACAATGAAACACCCTCTTCGATAAATTCTTTAGCGTCAGACTCATTCAACCCTTGAGGTGTACTCAACTGGTCGTAGATAGAATACGCCTTTGACAATGATTTATTATTCAAAACATTGTGTTTGAATTCTCTGATGTTCTTCTTAAATTCTGCTTCGTTTTTATAGGATTCAAGCAGATTTTTTTCAATGATGGATTTTACTTTGCCGAAAGTCATTTTTGGGTATTTTCAAATAAATATTAGGAGTTTAGTAACTTATCCAATTCTTTTTCAATTTCTCCTAAAGATTGTTGAGCAACTCCTAAGTTAATTGACTTTCTACCTTTAATTAAATCATTTTCAAGTAAAATGTTTAATTCTTTCTCCTTTGATTCAGGAGTGACTGCTCCACCTGGTTCCTCTCCACCTGTCGGTGGTGGCGGTGGTGCCAACTCTTCAGGGCCCTCTCCTCCAGGTAATGGTGGTGGCGGTGGTCCTAATTCTTCCCCACCTCCTGGTGTTGTAGACGCTCCTGCAGTAGCAGTTCCACCAGTAGCACTTCCATATAGCTTATCAATATTATCAAATAATCCTGTCTTACTAATAACTGTTGGTGTTGCTTTGAGTTCTTCACCTACAGCTCTTTCAATTCTTTGTTGTTGGAGGTCTAATCTAATTTCTTCGTCAGACCAATTAAAGATATGTTTCTTAGCCCAAGTCGCAGATGTTGCTGCGATTCCAAATCCTGTATCCGCAACTAAGTCTTTGTAAAGAAGTACTTTTTCTTTCCATACATCCACCTTCAGAAGGTCAGCTTGAGTTGATGGATTTGTTAAACCTAAGGTAAAGTTGTTCAGTTCATCCTCAAATCCTAATAGGAAAAGGTGAACAATAGCAATTTTGTTAAGTTCAGCCAACATACTTTTTTGAATTCTGTTGATTGTACGAGCAAATCTTATGTCTTGTAATGCAAGATTTTTACCATCACCAACCACTTCCTCAAAACCTAAGAATGCTTTTGGTACACGAAGTGCGGTTAATAATTTCTTTTGAATATATTCAATATCGGCAATTTCTGATAGGTTTGTTGCACCTGGTAAAGTGTCAATTGGACTTGGTGATGCTGGGTCACGAACAGGTACGAAATAATCTTGGTCAACCGCCATTTGGTTAAACCTCATATCAACATTACCTGTCTTACTATCTACAATTTGTTCTCTTTTGAACTTATTTGCTACACGTTGTACATACGCCTCCACATCATCATCATTCATATTCCCAACAAAAACTTTGAAGATTCTTCTTTCGGGTGCTCTCGATGTACGATATATCAACATCGCATCCTCACAAAGTAAAAGTTGTTTCCAAGTTCTTCTTGCTTTTTCCAACATAGAAGTTCCATAAGGAAGTTTTCTATCGTCACCAAGTAATCTAAAATGAGCAATTTCCCAAGATTGGAATTCCATATTTTTGTTCTTCCAAGTGAAATGAAGAGCTTTTTTATCTTTATCTAATTCTTGTGTAATATCAACTGAAATTTTTGCGCTCACACCAACCTCATGTCTTTCGATTTCAATTGTAGGTAATTGTTGTACACCAACAACACCTTTCTCAGGGTCCAATTTTAGATAAACAAAGTTGTCACCATACTTACAAGTGTTTCTCGTCCACATAGGTAAATTGGTGTTGATGTCTAAGTTACTGTTAAATAAATCGGCTAGAACACCTTTAATTCTTTTTGACTCTGAATAAATCTGAAGAATAAATCCATCTTCATTTGTTGTAGTTGATTCTTCAGCGTAAATGTCTAAAGCCGCTGAAATTTCAGGAGTATACTCCATAGATTCATAGTCGTACTGAGCCGAAAGTCTTGTTGGCTCATAATATATTGCTTGAGAATATAAGTTATTCTCAACCTTAGCCCACTGATTGGCTAAATAGTAAGTTTGTT